ATGGTATTCAAATCAAGCATAAGGATGAGAATGATGATACTCAGAGTATTATCAAAGTTCCTCTTGCTTACGGACCAACTCAGAAGTTTCTGGCAAGACTGAAACAGAATCCTGATTTGAATCATCCAGTTCAAATGACACTTCCCAGGATGTCATTTGAATTTACGAATCTCGCATACGATCCGTCAAGAAAGTCTACTCAAACACAGCAGTTTGTTGTAACATCAGCTGATGGCACAGAAGAAAGGAAGTCATACCTCCCAGTACCATATAACATGACAATCACTCTTTCAGTTTATACAAAACTGAATGATGATATGCTTCAAATTGTTGAACAGATTGTACCATATTTCCAACCTGGTTATACTCTTCCCATTAAGTTTTTAGGTAACTTCAATGAAGTTATGAATGTCCCTGTTGTTCTTGACAACATCGACATGACTGATGAGTATGAAGGCAACTTTGACACAAGAAGAGCTCTTCTCTATACATTTACATTTACTGCAAAAACCTATGTCTTCGGTCCTCTGAAGGATGTCTCTAACGATATCATTAAGAAGGTCACTGTTGGTTACATTGCTGGGTCTAAGTCTAATAAGTATGAGAGAGATGTTACTTATCAGGTCACACCAAGAGCTATCAAAGATTATGATGGTGTAGTAGCAACACTTCTTGCTGAAAATGTTGATATGAATGAAACTGTGATTGATGTTGAAAATGGTTCAGCAATCACAGAAGGTTCTTACATCTATATCGACCAAGAAGAGATGTATGTTGAGACTGTTGCAGACAATAAGTTGGTGGTAAGGAGAGCTGAAGATAAGTCTCCTCTTCAGAACCACGTTCTTGGTTCCAAGGTCTACACTATCAATAACAATGATAATGTACAAATAGAACTTGGGGACGATTTCGGGTTTGATGGCAATGTCTTCTGAGGTTAATCCATGGATAAGTATGAAAAGCTCAACGAAACATTTGATGTCGAACCGATTGAAGTTAAGACAGAAAAGAAGGATGATGTCGAAAGACAAATCACAAAATTTGAAAACTCCAACGAGGATATCCGTAAAGACTACGAGTATACCAGGGGTAATCTATATTCGATCATTGAAAAGGGACAAGAAGCAATCAACGGTATCTTAGAACTTGCTCAAGAAAGTGAAATGCCTCGTGCATACGAAGTTGCGGGTCAGTTGATTAAGAATGTCTCTGATGCGACTGATAAATTGATGGATTTACAGAAAAAACTTAAAGATGTAAATGAGGAAAAGGATAAAGGACCTACCTCGGTAACTAATAATGCACTTTTTGTTGGCAGTACAGCAGATTTGCAAAAAATGCTTAAAAACGTCAACAAAGACATAAATAGTTAAAAAGATAAAAGATGGCTGCAACTCCTGCTGTTAATATTGTTATCGGTCAAGGTGTAGATTTTAGTGAAGTTTTTACATCGACCGAATCTGATGGAACCGCATCCAATTTGAGTGGATATTCTGGTGCGTCTAAAATTAAAAAATATCCAGAAGCAACTTCTTCACAAAGTTTTTCGGTAACAATTACTGGTTCCACAGGGGAAGTTGCAATTGCTATGACAGCAGGTAAAACTCTTCAACTTAAACCTGGAAGATATTATTATGATGTTGTCTTAACATCTTCTGGTGGTGCAGTTTCTAGAATGGTTGAGGGTCAAGCTTTGGTAACAGCAGGTATTACAACGTAACATGGCAGCTGTAAGAAGAGCCTCTTCGGCATCAAACAGAATAAAAAAGAAAGATGTTACAAGTCCTTCAGTAAGATCAACTAGACAACCATCAACCATTCAAGAAATGGGAGATACCACGTTTGGTGATTTAACCGAAGCTGATGATGGTCTTTTTGTTTCATATAACGCAACTACAGGATTATTTGAGTTAGTGGATGCAGATACAATATTATCAAGATCAATTGATGATTCTGATTTACCAGATACATTTATCACTCAAGTCGAATCTGAAATCAATCTTGGAGATGTTACTAGAGGCGATTTAGATGGAGGTTCCTTCTGATGGCCGTAAGATTTGGACAACTTTTTAGTGTAACTCCAAGAAATTCTGATGATGGGTCTTATGTTGCATATAATCATACAGAAAGAAAATTTGAGTTTAGAGACATTACAGCGGATTACGTTTTAGAAGAGGCTTCAGAAGATCAAGAATTACCAGAAGAGTTTACAACTCAGATTACTGATGGATTAGAAGTAGAAAATATTACGCTACTTAAGGTAGATGGTGGTTCATTTTAAATCTAAATAATAATATAAAAAGTGTATCTTTATACGAAGAAGGAGGGTAGCTCGTGGCAGCACCAGTAATTCAGTTTAAGAGAGGTGTATTAGCCAACCTCCCCGCCCTTCGTGCGGGTGAACCTGGTTTTACAACCGATTCATATGATTTGTATGTTGGTGTAAACTCTACCAGTGCGTTAAACCAATTTGTTGGTTCTGGTAGATATTGGTCAGTAGGAACTGCATCCACTGGTAGTGGTGTAAAACTTGTTGAAGGTACAAATAATGGTACTAACACAGTAACCATTAAATCACCAGATTCTCTGGCAGCAAGTTATACTCTGACAATGCCGGCAGATGATGGTAATAGCGGAGACTTGCTTACCAGTGATGGTAGTGGTGGACTGTCATTTGCTGCTCCAGCTGCATCAGATTTCACAATCGCTGGTGATAGTGGATCTGACACATTTAGCACTGGTGGCACTCTGACTTTCACAGGTGGTGAAGGCATTGATACTGCTATTACTAATGACACAGTAACTATTTCTGCAGAAGACGCTTCTACTTCAAACAAGGGTGTTGCTTCTTTCCTGTCAACTGACTTCAGCGTTTCATCTGGTGTAGTCGCACTTCAACCAGAAAGAATTCAGGACATTGCTGGTGCAATGTTTGGAAGTAATACTGAAACTCTTATTACTGCAACCTATCAGGACTCTGATGGAACTATCGACCTGGTTGTTGATAATGACCTGTCCAACTACGACAACTCCAGTTCTGCATTCATTACTGCATCATCGTCTGATACTCTTACAAACAAGACGTTTGACGCTGACGGCACAGGTAACTCAATTAGCAATTTGGCTGTAGCTGACTTTGCAGCTGCTGCAATCGTTCTAGAGTCTGAGGGTATTGGTTCTAACGACAACGATACAACCATCCCAACATCTGCTGCAGTTAAGGATTATGTCGATACAAATTTAACTTCACAGGATCTCGATCTTGCTGGTGATTCTGGAACTGGTGCTGTTGACCTCGACTCTCAGTCACTGACTATTGCTGGTACTTCAAACGAAGTTGAAACTTCTGCATCTGGTCAGACTGTCACCATCGGTCTTCCTGCAGCTGTTACCGTTACAACTTCAGTAACAACTCCAACTGTCAAGGCAAGTGCAGTTCAGGCAAATGATGGTACAGCTGCTATCAGTATCACTGATTCAACTGGTGCTGTACAATGTAACCAAAACCTGACTGTTACTGGTAACCTGATTGTCAATGGTTCTACCACTCAGGTTAATACCTCACAGACAACCATCGAAGACCAACTCCTGGAACTGGGTATGGTTGATGGTTCTGCACCATCTTCTGATCTGAATAAGGACATCGGTGTTATCTTCAACTACTACACGTCTTCTGCTAAGAAGGCTGCAGTATACTGGGATGACTCAACTTCAAGAATCGTTGTTTCATCTGATGTATCCGAATCCTCAGGTGTACTGACTTCAGCTGCAGCTGGTGCTCTTGAAGTTGGTTCTCTCCACATCGGTGGATGTAGCGGTGTTCAGGAAGTCATCAAGTGTTCGAGTGGTGAGGTTCTGATTGAAAATGCAACCATCGATGGCGGAACATTCTGAACCTAAAATTATAAAATAAATAAGAGGGTAGCAATACCCTCTTTTTTTATGAATGAAAATGATGTAAAGTATTTGATTTCATCATATCAAACTACTTCTAATGACTTGTTTACTCAGTCGATTGCAACTAATGCAAAAATTAGACAACTGACTGATTTGGTTGAAGCTTTGACAACAAGGGTGAGAGAACAGGAAGCTGAGATAGAGTCTTTAAAATCTACGAATCAGAAACCAAAAACAACCAGAGCTAAAAAGACAGCTGGTGACGGTGGATCTTTCGAATAAATATTAATACACTTATATAAGTGTTAACGGTATATACCAGGTGTTATAATGGCGGCTCCAAAGGTTAAGTTTAAGCGCTCTTCTGTAGCGGGTAAGATCCCTGCACTCTCGAATCTGGAGACAGGTGAATTAGCACTTAATACTTACGACGGTAAATTATTTTTAAAGGTAGATACTGGTGGTATTGGTATTGGAACCACAGTATCTGTCGTCAATCCATGGGTTGAAAACTATGGTGGAACTGGTATTAGTTATGATGGAAGAATTAATATTACTGGTATTACAACATTTACAAGTAATGTAAATTTTAGTGGCAATATAACATCCAACGTTACAATTGTCTCTACAGACACAGGAAGTTCTGCTGCACCTGAATTCAAACTTTATAGAAATAGTGCATCTCCAGATGATGGAGACTATCTGGGCCAGATTAAATTTGCTGGAGAAAGTGATACTGGTGTAGAGAGAAACTATGCCAAGATTACTGGTAAGATAAAAGATGCTAGTAATGGTACTGAAGATGGTATTATCGAAATTGCTCATATTAAAGATGGTTCACAAAACATCAGTGGAAGATGGAATAGTGAAACTTTACAACTTATTAACGGAACAAACCTTTCAGTTGCTGGAACATTAGATGTAACTGGTACTACAACTCTTGGTGTTGTTACTAGTGTAACTTCTATTGAAGCAACTACATATTATGGTGACGGTTCCAATCTTACTGGAATCTCTGCTGGTGCTGCAAGTACTTCTAATGTATCCTCAAATACCACTGTTTCAGGAATTATCACAGCATCAGATCAGTTCTATCCACCAACACTCACAACATCAGAAAGAGATGCATTGACTGTAACTCAAGGTGCATTGATCTTTAATACAACAGAGAACAAAGTACAGATGTATCTTGGTTCTGAGTGGAAATCATTGGCATTCGAACTGGATACCTATACATCAATCGGTATCTGATAAATAATTAAAATCTTTGATCAAAATGCAGGAAGGTAATCTCCATAAGTGGTTCAAAGGATCCAAATCTAAAGATGGTAAAGGTGGTTGGGTCAACGTTGTAACAGGTGGTACCTGTGCAAGTGATGAACCTGGTGAGGGTACACCAAAGTGTGTTTCATCATCTAAAAGAGCGAGTATGACTCCTGCAGAAAGAAAATCTGCTCAAAGAAGAAAGAAGGCAGCAGACCCTAATCAACAACAAAAGAGTGGTGCTGCTAAACCAACATATGTTTCTACCGATAAACCCAAAAAGAAAATGAAGAAAGAAGAAGCAGAAGTCTCGGAAGCAACTTATCCTTCTGACTTTGTTAAAGGTTCGGGTGTTGCTAAGAAAAAGACTGGTAGACCTATTCAGCACGATCAAGTAACAGACAAGCAAGGTCGCAGAAAGACTATTGATGAAGCAAAAGATAAACCAGGTAAGGGTTCGGGCAAGAAAGATGCCTGCTATAAAAAAGTAAAAGCTTCTGCAAGTGTTTGGCCTTCTGCATATGCTTCTGGTCGTCTTGTTCAGTGTCGTAAGAAAGGAGCGGCAAACTACGGCAAGTCAAAGAAGAATGAAGAGTTCCTTGCACTTCCTGAGTTTACTGAGTCTCAGATTAACTCAATGAGAAAGGCTGGTATTGAAGTTGAAGTAGTTGATGAAGCTTGTTGGAAAGGATATGAGAAGACTAGGAAGGAAGAGTATATTGATGAAGACTCGCGTCGTATGAGCAATAAGCAGCATACTAAGCGTGTAAAACAAAACATCAAATCTTTTGGAAGTAATTTCACTCCACCTAATAATTGGGACCCTGATGCTAATCGTGGTCAAGGAGAAGTTGTTACTCGTAAACAGATGGAGAAGAAGCGTCGTAAGTCGCTTCGCCAAGAAGAAGTGGAACATGTTGATGAGGCATGTTGGAAGACCCACGAACAACGTGGTATGAAGAAGAAGGGTGGGAAGATGGTTCCCAACTGTGTACCAAAGGGTAGTGTAAGAGAGCAGGTAATTGCAAAACTCAAAGGTGAACTTCCACTCAAAGATGCTATTGAAGAATCGGTAAGAGTTCCAGCACAAACTGGTAATGTTTATGCAGTAGCATTTACCTGGAGAGGTAAGTATATGATGATGAAACTTTTCTTCCCTGAGGTAAAGAAACCATCAAGAAGTGAAGTTCAAGATGCACTTGCAAAAGTTTATCCAGGTTGTATGGTTCAAAGATTTGATCTTACAACGTTCCAACCAACAGACGCAGTTCTGAATGTTGGTGTAAAAGAAGGGAGTGAGTTAAAGTATTGTCCAAAGTGTAAGAAGTTAGAAACTAGATCTGACTGTGCGTATGGTGGTTCTTACTGGGATGAAAACGCCAAAGAAGTAAGCACTGATGAGAATGGTTCTATGGAAGTCTCGGAAGCTGCATGGCAAAGAAAGGAAGGTAAGAATCCTTCTGGTGGTCTGAACGAAAAGGGTCGTAAGTCATACGAAAGAGAAAATCCTGGTTCTGACCTCAAGGCACCTCAACCTGAGGGTGGTCCAAGAAAGAGATCATTCTGTGCTCGTATGGGTGGAATGAAGGGACCTATGAAGGACGAGAAGGGTAGGCCAACCCGTAAGGCTCTGGCCCTTAGAAAGTGGAAGTGCTGAAATGAAAAGTTTTCAAGAATTTCTTCAAGAGAGTGTCAATATTCAACATGTTGATACTCTCATTGTAAATGGCTCAGATTCAAACACTCAAAGTGTAGGTGAAGAGTTTTCTGCAGATGTAATGTATCAAGGAAGTATTCATAGAATTTCTATGGTTACTGAAAATGGTATTCCATCAAGAAATCAACTTGCAGAGTACCTACAGGATGAGTATCCTGGTGCTATTGTTCAACAGATTTATGTAAAAGAGACATCTGATAAATCTATAAAAATCAAAGATGATAAAAGATATCATCCAGCAAAATTAGATTGGGTATAAATTATGGCTCAGTGGAATAAGAATACACAAGATTATTTAAACCAGGAAAGAACACTTCATGAAGTTTTTATGTGTGCCGATAGATACGGCAACATTGGTGATTGTGGAGTAACTACTGGTACAAGTGGTGGATCAGTTGATGCTTTTGGAAGATCAAGAACATCGCAACCATTTACACTTGCCGACTATACACACATTTATGGTGAAGAAGTAGAACTTCTTACGAAAACTGTTGGTGTTGGTGCTACAACCGAAGTAAATCCAAATACAGCATCTATTGCATTAATTGTTGGAACTGGCGCAACGGATCAGGTTATTCACCAATCCAGAATGTATCATCATTACATGCCTGGTAAGTCTCAATATGTAATGGCAAGTTTTAATTTTCTTGATGTAAGAGAAAATACGACAAAAAAAGTGGGATATTTTGATGATAGGAATGGAGTATTTTTGCAGCAAGCAGGAGACGGAACTGTTTCTGTTGTAAGAAGATCTTTTAATACTGGAATTGCCAGTGATACAGTCGTTAATCAGGTTAATTGGAATTTAGATCCTATGGATGGCACTGGCATTACCAGTACAACTTTAGACTTTACCAAAACACAGTTGTTTGTCACAGACTTTCAGTGGTTGGGTGTGGGTAGGATAAGATGTGGATTTGTTCTGGGTGGGAGAACTATATACTTCCATGAATTTAATCATTCAAATATTGAAGAACATGCATATTGGTCACTTCCATCACTTCCAATTAGATGTGAGGTTGCTAATACAGCAGCTGCTGTCGGTATTACATCAATGGAACAAATCTGCTCCACTGTATTGAGTGAAGGTGGATATGTTGAAACAGGTGTTGAATTTGCAGCGTTTAATGGACCAGTAACTTTATCAAGAAATACACAAAGTACATTTAGACAATGTGTAGGTGCTATCAGACTATCCAATACATTCAAAGGAATTCCAAATAGAACAACAGTTAGATTGACTGATATTGAAGTATTGAGTGATTCCACAAGTTGTAGACTTGAGATTTGGAGATTACCAAGTAACGATAATATTACAGGTGGAACTTGGGAAGATGCTAACGATGATTCTGCAGTTCAATATAATGTTGGTATTGGAACAAATTTTACAACAACTGGTGGAGACTTGAAAAACGGAACATTACTTGCTGCAAATAATCCATCAGGAAAGCAAGCATCATCTACGGTTGCATTTAATCCAACTACTGCAAGAAGATCTTATATTGCACAAAACATTGATGCCGATGATAGTAACATCTTTGCTATTATTGTAGAAAATTTATCTGATAATAGTGATACAAAAATTTTCAATGCATTTCAGTGGAGAGAAACTAGATAGGTAATTTTTTATGAGTAATGATGTATATTTGGGTAATCCTCTTCTTAAGAAGGCGAATACCCCTATTGAGTTCACCAAAGAACAGATTGAGGAATACATTAAGTGTAAAGAAGACCCTGTTTACTTTGCACAAAACTATGTACAGATTGTGACCTTGGACCATGGTCTTCAACCATTTAAGACCTATGAATTCCAAGAAAAACTCATCAACAACTTCCACAACAACAGATTTAACATCTGTAAGATGCCCCGACAGACAGGTAAGTCCACTACTTGCGTATCTTATCTTTTACATTATGCTATTTTCAACGATAGTGTTAATATTGGTATCCTAGCAAACAAAGCCACGACAGCTCGTGAATTGTTAGGTAGACTAGCAACAGCATATGAGAACCTTCCTAAGTGGATGCAACAGGGTATTCTTGTATGGAACAAAGGTAACATTGAATTAGAAAATGGCTCAAAGATACTGGCTGCTTCTACGTCTGCAAGTGCTGTCCGAGGCATGTCGTTTAACATTCTCTTCCTCGACGAATTTGCGTTCGTTCCAAACCATATTGCAGATGCCTTCTTTGCATCTGTTTATCCTACTATTACTTCTGGTAAATCAACGAAGGTAATCATCGTCTCTACTCCACACGGTATGAACCATTTCTACCGTATGTGGCATGATGCAGAAAAAGGTAAGAATGAATATATACCAACAGACGTTCATTGGTCTGAAGTCCCTGGTAGGGATGAGGTCTGGAAAGAACAGACTATCAAGAACACGTCTGAACAACAGTTCAAAATTGAGTTTGAGTGTGAGTTCCTTGGTTCTGTCGATACATTGATTGCACCCAGTAAACTGAAAACTCTAGTATATGATAACCCAATCAAACAGAGTGCTGGATTAGATGTCCATGAAGAACCAAAGTCCGACCACGACTACGTGGTTACTGTTGATGTCGCTAGAGGTGTTGGAGAAGACTACTCTGCATTTATCGTCACTGATATCACAACTTTTCCACATAGGATAGTAGCAAAGTATCGTAATAATACTATTAAACCGATGTTATTTCCCAACATTATTTGGGAGATTGCAAAGTCATATAATAATGCATTCATTCTCTGTGA